AGATTGTAGCGTTCATCCACGATGAAGTACAGCTACTAGTAAAGGAAGGACAGGAAGATGCGACAGGGCAACTTATTCAGCGATGTATGCGAGATGTGGAGCAACACTTCGGGTTCAGGTGCAGACTTGACAGCGAATACAAGTATGGAAGAAACTGGGCAGACACCCATTGAGGAGATTGAGTGTATCAAGTGTAACATTGTACAGGACATCTCACACTTCTATGTCATGCCATCAGGAGAGATAAAAAGAACCTGTAGGTCATGTAAGAATGGGCATCAAGCTCTACTTAAACAGTTGAAGAAAGAGAATGAAGCTCCACCTGATGACTACACTTGTCCTATCTGTACCAGAGGTATTCAAGAGATAGGTGCTGGTGGACAGAAGAGACTACAGGGATGGGTACTAGACCACTGTCATGAGACAGAAACATTTCGTGGTTGGATATGTCACCACTGCAACACAGGACTAGGCGGCTTCTCTGACAATCCAGACAGAGTAGCTAGAGCATTAACATACTTAGAGGAGCATAGGCTACAACATGGACTTTGATTTCTTATTCAAGTTGATACTAACGTGTAGCTTCTTCGCTATAACCATATGTCTGTGTATCAAATGGTTGGTTGAATCATACCTAGATTACATACAAGTTAAGATGGGTATTCAAGTAATGACACACAGTAAACTAAAAGACCTTGAACATTTGATAGGAAAGGATAATGACGATGACCCTTTTGCTCATTGATGGAGACATCATAGCTTACAAAGCTTCTGCTTCTGCTGAGACTCCTATTGATTGGGGTGACGGACTGTGGACACTACACTCACATGAGGCTGATGTAGCTATCCGCATTGAGGAACAGATAGACAAGTTACTTAATGAAGCTCCTGTTCAGGACTGTATTGTGGCTTTGTCTGACAAGGAAAACTTTCGTAAGAAGCTAGCACCATACTACAAGGCTAACCGAAGTAATGTTAGGAAGCCTATGTTACTAAGCTGGGCTAGGTCTTACATAATTGGTAAATACAACACTATAATCTACAAGGGACTTGAAGCAGATGACGTATTGGGAATACTTGGTACTGCAAACAAAGACACTATTATCTGGTCTGAAGACAAAGACCTACAAACTATACCAGCACTTCATTGGATTAATCGAGAGGTTGTGGAAATCGGAGAGGTTGAGGCAGATCACAACTTCTTTATACAAACTCTTACTGGTGATGCTACTGACAATTACAAAGGTTGTCCTTCAGTTGGTGCAAAAACTGCTGAGAAAATCCTTGAGTTTGGTGATGGCTGGGGTGCGGTGGTCAGAGCGTACATTAGCAAAGGTCTCTCAGAAGAAGTAGCACTAGAGAACGCACGACTAGCTCGTATCCTACGCAACGGTGAATATGACACAGACACAGGTGAGGTAACACTATGGAATCCAGACACGAAAGCTATGAAGATTATATGAAGCATAAGTTAAAAGAGTTTGAGGACAGAGCAAGTAGTATGTGTGAGAAGATTGCTGTTCTCAATGACCGTAAGGAACGTGATATGATTAATAGTCCTGCTCACTACGCTGATGGTAAGATTGAAACCATTGACTACATTGTAGATGTGTTAGGTGAGTATGAGGCTATTAGCTACTGCCATGGAAACATCCTTAAGTATACAGGATCACGCCTATGGAAGAAGGATAATCCTATTCAGGATGCTAAGAAAGCTGTATGGTATCTTAACAAGATGATTGAACTACTAGAGAAAACAAAGGGAGTAAACTGGTAATGCTGGATTTTTATGAGTATCAACTTAAGGCTAGGCGTACTGCTATCTATCCTTCAAAGTATGCTATTTCCTATCCTGCACTTGGACTAGCTGAAGAAGCTGGTGAGGTAGCAGGAAAGATTAAGAAGATGATGCGTGATAATATTCCTCTGGAAGAACAGAAGGAAAAGATACAGGCAGAGATGGGAGATGTTCTCTGGTATCTAGCAGCATTAGCACACGACTGTGGCCTGTCACTACAGGGAATCGCAGAAGAGAATTTAAGAAAGCTAAACAAACGTGCGCTTGAAAACAAGTTACACGGAGAAGGGGACGATAGATAATGGATTCATACCAATCCTATATCCATGTAAGCCGCTATGCTAGGTGGCTAGAGGATAAAGAACGAAGAGAGACATGGAACGAAACAGTAGACCGATGGTGGAACTACATGACAGGAAGGTTTCCTGTGTTGTCAGAAAGACCAGACGTTAAGGATGCTATTCTAAATCTAGAGGTAGTACCATCCATGCGTACTATCATGACTGCTGGGGAGGCATTAGATAGAAATCATATTGCTGCTTATAACTGTAGCTTTCTTGCTGTTGATGACCCTAAAGCGTTTGATGAGGCGTTAATGGTTCTTATGTGTGGTACTGGTGTTGGCTTCTCAGTCGAGCGTCAGTTCATTAGTAAACTACCTGAGATACCATCAGAGCTTGTTGAGACTGATGAGGTTGTAGTAGTTGGTGATAGTAAAGAGGGATGGGCTAAAGCCTTCCGTCAAATCATAAGCCGCCTCTATGCTGGTGAGATACCTAAGTGGGACACATCTAAGGTACGTCCTGCTGGTGCTAGACTGAAGACCTTTGGTGGACGTGCCTCTGGTGCTGAACCGTTAGAGAACCTATTCAAGTTTGCGGTGAATACATTTAAGAAAGCCGCAGGACGTAAGTTGAATAGCCTTGAGTGTCATGACATTATGTGTCAGGTAGCTGCTGCTGTTGTGGTTGGTGGGGTTAGACGCTCTGCTATGATTAGTCTATCAAACCTAAGTGATGACCGTATGCGTCATGCTAAGATGGGTAACTGGTGGAACGATCAGGTCAACCGTAGCTATGCTAACAACTCTATTGCCTTCACAGACAAGCCAGATATGGGTAGCTTCCTCCGTGAATGGTCAGCATTGTATGAATCTAAATCAGGTGAACGAGGTATATTTAACCGTGAAGCAGCCCAAGCTAAGGCAGAAAGTATTGGCAGAGAAAGCCGCAGCGATTTTGGAACGAACCCCTGTGGAGAAATCAGTCTCAGAAGTAGACAATTCTGTAACCTCTCCGAAGTTGTCATCAGAGAAACCGATGGAGTCGGAGAGCTTGAGAAGAAAACCGAAATCGCAACGATCATTGGGACGATTCAATCAGCCCTTGTGGACTTCAAATACCTGTCACCGAAATGGAAAAAGAACTCCGAAGAAGAAAGGCTACTAGGCGTATCTCTTACTGGTATCTTTGACCACAAGATTATGTCTGGTCAGGGTGAGTATGAGAAGTCTGTGCTTGGTGGTACGTTAGAGAAGCTTCGTGATATAACTCGTGATGTTAACAAGGAATGGGCTGAGAAGCTAGGCATCAATCCATCAAAGGCTATCACCACAGTTAAACCTTCTGGTACTGTATCACAGTTAGTTAATAGTGGTAGTGGTATCCACCCTCGCTATGCTAAACACTACATCCGTAGAGTAAGAGCAGATGTTAAAGACCCTCTTGCTACTTGGATGCAGGAGAAGGGTGTCCCCTGTGAGGTTGATGTATATAATCCACAGAACCTAGTGTTTGAATTTCCTATGGCTTCTGCTTCTAATAGTCTTACACGACATGACATTGGTGCTATTGAACACCTAGAGCTATGGCTTACATACCGTAATCACTGGACTGACCACAACCCATCAGTAACTATCTATGTAGGTGAGGATGAATGGGCTGATGTAGGTGCATGGGTATGGAAACATTGGGATGAAGTGTGTGGTGTATCCTTCCTACCTCGTGAGGATGACAACCATTCCTACGCACAAGCACCCTATGAAGAGATTACAGAGCAGCAGTATAAAGAACTAAATGCAGCTATGCCAGTAATTGACTTTGCTGAGTATACAGAAGTCCTTGATAATACTACATCTTCTCAGGAATTAGCCTGTACTGCTGGTGTATGTGAAATCTAAAGTGTAACTATTAGCGAAAGTTTGAATAAAATGAGAGTTTTAGGAAACGATTATAACATTACAGATGGCTTATTGAGAAAGCTTTCTGAACTGTATCCAGATAAACTTCCGCTTAATCAAGTGTCCTCTGAGGAGTTATCTTTCCTCAGGGGTCAACAGTCTGTGATACAGAAGTTACATGAATTACAAGACAACGATTTTGAGGAAGATTAAATGGGAAGTTTAATGGGAAGAACACCTCGTCCAGCCCCACCCCCAGCGAGACCAGTGACTGCTGTTACTAAGACTCCTGACATTGAGATGGACGATACAGAATTAACATCAGAGCAACTGAAGAAAAAGAAGACAGGCAAAAAAGGCCTGAAGATTCAACTACAAGACACCGCTACACAGACAGGTAGTGAAGGTTCTGGTGTTCAAGTACCTACAGGAGAGTAGTATGGGTAGTATAAGTAAATCACTTGGGTTTAGTAAGAAGTCAAGAGCTTCTTCTAGGTCTTCTAGTATGTCTACTCCTTCTACTGCTGCTGAGAAAAGCACTGAAGAAGGAGATGGAACAGATTTAGCCACTACATCTACCATGCTAGGTATTAGTAAAAAAGGTAAGAAAGCCCTTGTCATACAACCAGCCGCAGCTAACGTAGGTGGTGATGGTGGTGTCGGGCTTAACATTCCAAAAGGATAATTAAATGGAACAAGGTGTAGGTGAAGTAGCTAAACGCTACAGTCAACTTGAAGGGGAGCGAGACACCTTTTTAGAACG